ATGGTCAACAGAAAGGAGTCTGTAGAACTACAATCCTCCATTAGGAATGATTGCAATCCAGGGACAGTCGCCAGGATCTTGCCAAGGAGCGGATCACCGGCCAACTCTTCACTGCAATGACTCAATCTCGCTATTAGTCTGCGGATTTCTGAGTCTTTCTTCTTCGTACTTGTCGAAGCACCACCAGGGCTAAAGCGATACCGGACCTCATGAGGATCCGGAACCTCACCAACAATTTTCTGGATTTTACGCTGTGTAGCATGCAATATGCTCTCAACGGCTGGGCGAAACTGAAATTTGCCCAACTTCCATAGGTTGAAGATGAAGTTAGTCTCACGACATCGCTGTTCGCCCTCGAGGAACTTTTTCACAGCTGCGAGCTTCGCATCGACACCAAGTGGCAGGGAGGGCAACTTCTTCAGTAGCCCGACACCTGCAACGAAATGTCGATAAGCTTCAGCGTTAGTGAAAATGGTTGGATCAGTATCCAGAAGAACATCAAAACGGCGCAAATCAACAAGCGCTGAGTAATGGTCGTCTGGCCCCAACCACGCGAAGAACTTCTTCGCGAGTTCCGATGCGAGTCTGAGGGTGGTCTCATCGCAGGCTTCTCCATCCCAGGTCTTCATAGAAAACATACTACCTCCAGTTTAAGGAAGGTTGGCACAAAGGAAGTACCGACTTAGGTCGGCGCTACCAGGGTGTCAATGAGGTCGGGGATGACGCCGGTAACTGCAGCAGCCACACTCGTGGAAACATTGTTGCCAATGTTCAAACAGAGCTGTCGACTGAGGCGGCGACCGGCGATCGTGCCGCGTTCGTGGTAATGCCCATAGATACCGGTGGTATCGATGTAGGCAACCCGCGGAGCGGCCGTGTAGCCAGCTGCGTTGGAACCGCTGACAGACTCCATCACGGGGACTTCGACACGGAAGTCCGTGTTCCACACACCACTGCGCTTCGACTTACTGAGTCGGAGCGTCGCGGTAATCTGGGCGTAGGTGGGCAGCGAAGCCACCTGTTCACGCCAGATTGCCACGATAGCACCAGTCTTCGGGTCCTTGGACACGTCGACGGGTACGAGAGTGTGCGAGACAGGAGTTGCAGCGCCGTCAAAGACGACGATGTTGGCGATATTAGCCATTTGGATTCCAGTTTAAGTAGGTTTTAACAGTGCGCTAGAGCCCGAGTTTAGCAAACGCGGGCTTGAAGATATGACTCTTCTGTGTGATAAGCGCAATGGCTTCGAGTGCGTGCGTAAGCATGACCTCGGACTTGGGGTGAAGCAAAGGCTTCATCTTCGGAGGAGGGACAGCGAGCACGCTGCTGATAGTTCGATCAACCTGCACTGAGCTGAAAGAAGACGGAGACATAGTAGATATTGAATATATCGAACCAGTCCCATACTCCCCAGCCTTAAAGCGGGTCGTCTGGGTGCGACAAAATCGTGCACCAGATGTTAGCCGACTGGTGTGTAGCGCGGTGAGGTAATTACCGACGTTGAACCACCAATCGACAACAAACGAATAAGGGAGGCGCTCCCAGAGAATACTTGGGAGATCAAACGCGCCTTCCTCATCAGTCAGCTCGTCAGTATCGATGTACGCAATCACCTGCCCCTTAACGGTCTTGGATCCACGTTGGGTCCAAAAACCATGACTGGGGCCGGTAACCGATGCACCGAGCTCACGCTTTGCTGAAACTCTTGTTACCCTTGCACGTGCTGCCTTATATCCATAGTGACGCGCCGCATCAATGACAGAGTCAACGAGCGGAACTACGCCGAACATGAATAGTAGGTAGTTATCACTGGCCGTCTTCAACCCACGAAGACCTCGAATGTGATGAGCG